CACAATTGATACTATTCCGTCTGGAGCTGTTGTTCAGATAGGAGCAACAAGTATTTCAACTTCTGCGGGTTCTTGGAGCGCTTATTCTTTTTTACCCGGCTCATACGATTTTAATAACACCACTGCAACTTTTAATAATGCTGCTATTTCTAGTGCGGTTTGGAACGGTACAACAATTGCTTCTGGTTATGGCGGTACAGGGTTAACTACATTTACTGCGGCTAATAACGCTTTATATTCAACATCTGCATCTGCTTTAGCTGCCGGCACTCTACCTGTTGCAGCGGGTGGTACAGGGGTTACATCTTCTACAGGTACGGGTAGCACCGTTTTAAGTACTTCACCAACTTTAGTAACACCCTTATTGGGTACACCGACTTCTGGAGTTTTAACTAGCTGTACTGGTTTGCCTTTAACAACCGGCGTTACTGGAACTTTGGCAGTTGGTAATGGTGGTACTGGAGCAACTACATTTACAGCAAATGGCGTTCTTTACGGAAATGGTACGTCCGCTGTAGGCGTAACCGCTGCCGGTACTACAGGACAGGTTTTAACTGCAACTACAAGCGGTGCTCCTACTTGGGCTGCAGCTGCTGGTGCAACTATTACAGGCACTACAACTGCTGGTACTTATTACGTTGTTGGCACAACTTCAACTTCTGGGTCGTTAACCACAGCTTCTATTTCTAACACCAACGCCGTTTCTTATAACGCTAATACCGGCGCTTTAACAGCCGTATCTGTAGTTTCTTCTTCTGATGAGCGTTTAAAAGATAATTGGGTTGATTTACCTGTAGATTTTGTATCCTGCCTTGCGGATGTTAAACACGGCACTTTTGAACGTATTAGTAGTGGCAATCGTGAAGTTGGTGTAACAGCACAATCATTAAAAGAAGTTATTCCAGAAGCTGTTATTGAAAGTGAAAATGGAATGTTGGGCGTTAATTATGGCGGCGCAGCATTAGTAGCGGCTATTGAATTAGCCAAAGAAGTAAAAGCTTTAAGGGCTGAAATAGCGGCATTAAAGGCTAAATAATGTTTGGAATTTCGTCCTTTGCTCAAACGCCGTTTGCTTCGCTAGCAGGGACAGCTTTTATTGCTACATTGTCGGAAGACATAAACGCGGCAGATTCAAGCAGTCAAGTTTGGGCGTTTAATCCAAGTTTTACTGAAAACATTAGACTGAACGATATAGAAAATAGTGATGCTGGTGTTAACTTCTTTGGTAGTGCAACAGAAACTTTAACTTCTGGCGACTCAAGCAGCCAGCTGTCTACCTATTCAATAAACTTGTCAGAAAATTTTAATCCTAACGATGTACCGGGTGGAGCGGGGAATTTATTTTTAGCAAGCATTACTGAAGGCCAAACACTTGCAGATACCCCGGTAATTTATTTTGCCGCTCTGCAAAACCGTTCTGAGTCAATAACCTCAGTTCAAGATTCAAATACCCAACAATCGGTGTTTGGGCAGTCAATAACAGAAAATACTACTTTGGCGGATACCCAATCAATAGTAACCCAGTTTGTTTATAGTATTACTGAAAATATGACTTTGGCAGAAGTAAAAGCAATTGCAGCCCAGTTTTTAACATCTATTACAGAAAATCAAACTCTAGTAAGTATATCTGACCTTGCCTATTTACTTTCTATTATTGAAAACCTTAACGCCGCAGATTCTAGCGCCCAAGCAAGCCAATTCTTACAAAACTTGTCAGAAAACTTTAATTCTGTAGATTTAACCCCCCAACAGTCCGCTTTTTTACAGTCTAAAGTTGAACCTTTTACTGTAACAGATTTGGCAGAAACCGCTGGATGGTTTAAAATTAACAACGATCAGTCCGTTACTTGGGTTCCGGTCAATAATTCGCAGCCTTAATGGAAAAATAACATGGCATCTACTTACTCACCATCGCTTAAACTAGAGCTTATTGGTAACGGCGATCAGTCCGGGACATGGGGGACTACGACCAACAATAACCTAGGCACTTTGTTAGAACAAGCTATTACAGGTGTACAAAGTATTACTATGGTTAACGCCGACTACACGCTAACAAACTTTAACGGGGTAGTAGATGAGGCACGAAATGCCGTTTTGGTAGTAGGCGGAACAAACTCAACTATTCGTCAAATTGTTATTCCAGCAAATCAAGAAAAGTTATATGTAATTAAAAACGCTACTTCTGGCGGATACGCAATTACAATCGGCGCTTCTACAGGGGCTACTGTATCTATTCCTAACGGAGTTACTGCCCAAGTCTATTACGATGGAACTGATTGCTTTTCTTCCCAAACAGGGTCTGCAGGTAACTTTACAGTAAACGGCACTTTGACCGCTACTGGTTTAACCGATACAGGTAATATGAGTGTTGGCGGTACATTTAATGTTACTGGTAACGCATACGGAGCCGCGGGTACTACTACAATGACAAGTGGGTTTTTTTATATTCCTGCAGCTGCAGGAGTTCCAACAGGTGTGCCTACAGCAATAACAGGGCAAGTGCCGATGTATTACGATTCTACTAATAATAATTTCTATGTCTATAACGGGGCATGGAAAAAAATAGCGTTAACTTAAGGAAAATCATGGGTCAAATTACAATTACTGGCGATACAAGTGGTACTTTAACTTTAGCTGCACCTAGCGTTGCGGGTACGCCGACTATTACTTTTCCAACAGTTTCTGGTAATGCCTTGGCTTCAACAGCTGTGTCTGCATCGGTTATTAATACGGTAACTAATAAAGTAGCTATCAACATCGGTGGCACGGTTTACTATTTGCTAGCCTCTACATCGGGAACCTAATATGGCAACTATATTAAACGCTGGAACTACAGCGGCAACAGCATTAAACGTCACCACCGACACTACTGGGGCGATGAAACTCCAGACTAGCGGTGTAGATGCTATTTCTATTAGTAATGCTCAGGTAGTTACTTTGGCAAATGTTTTGCCTGTTGGTTCTGGTGGTACAGGAAATACTACAGGTGCTGCTACTGCTATTGCAAACACAGGTGGTTGGGCTATTACACCAAGCGGCACAAAGCTATACTTTAGCTATAACGGCACTAACGTAGCTAGCATGGATTCGTCTGGAAACTTTAAATCGCTGCTAACAGTCGCAGCTGGTACTACCCCTTAATAGGAGCAACACATGGCAATTACAACTTCGGGCACAACCCTAACCTTTAACGATGCAACCACACAAACAACTGCGCCAGTTAATACAAACGCTAACGTTACTTCGGCTACCGCAACAGCAGGTACAGGTATTTCTGTAACTGGAATTACAACCACAGGCGCTGCTACGCACACTATTACAAATACTGGAGTGACTTCTGTAACAGGCGCTGGTACAGTTTCTGTCTCTGCTTCTACAGGTGGTGTAACAATTACAGGTACGGGTGGCTCAGGCACAGTAACCTCAGTTGCTACTGGTAACGGCTTGTCAGGTGGAACAATTACTACTAGCGGAACTTTAACTGTTGCTTGTCCTACTTATGGTAGCGTTGGAAGTTATGCTTTTCTTACTGATGGTGGTGCTACTCGTTTTACGCCTAATAGTAATTATTCAGGTATGAAATATTCTGGTATGTGGATGCCTGCAACTTGTTATGGACCTGTTTCATATGTAGAAAATGGTGGTGATTACGCCTCAGGAACTTGGAAAGCACTGGGGTACACTCGGGAAGGTAACTATTATACTGCTACAGTATTTTGCAGAGTATCTTAAAGGAAAAAATATGTTAATTTTAAAACAAGCAACAAACCCAATTTGGTTTAATGCAGAGCAAACTGCAATTAATTTAGAAGTTCAATTTGAAGAATTTCCTAATGAAATTATGCCATTTTTAGCAACTTCTTATGATTGCGAACCTCATGGTGTTGATATATTTAATCGTGCAAAAGCTGGCGAGTTTGGAACTGTTGCACCTTATGTAGCCCCACCAGAGCCAGTTCAACCACAAACAACTGGGACACAAACTGCGTAATGTTAACTTTAATTGCTCCTAAACATAGTTTTACTTATGATGGCTCACAGTTAAATGTGTTTCACGCAGATAAAGGACAGGGACTACCAAAACATCAACACGATTATTCTCATGCAACCATGTGTAATGCTGGTTCTTGTTTAATTAGTTTGGAAGGTAGAAGTTACACAATTAATAAAAACAGTAAACCATTAAATTTGCCTAATGGCGAATGGCATGAAATAGAAGCATTAGAAGATGGAACAGTATTTGTAAATGTATTTGCCGAAAGTAAATAAAATGGATTATAAAATTTATCCTAACTCTAGTCCTGAATTTCGTCATTTACAGAAGTCAGACGGAACAATGGAAATGCAAGTGCGGTATTTAAACAAACCGATGGGTTACACAGGCAAATGGATGCCAGTAAATACTGTGCAAGAAGAAACTACTAAAGAGGCGCAATAATGTTTTTAATTACATGGATGTTTGACAAACTTGGTTATATGCCAAAGATTGATATGCAGATTGGTAAAGTCAATATTGAGGCGGCATGGCCTTTTCCTGATGTAAAAGAAAAACCTAAGCCAAGAGTAAGGAAGACAAGAGCGTTACCGTCTAAAGCTACTACTGTTAGAGCTGCTCGTGCAAAGAAGGCGAAATAAAGTGAATCATGGCAGATCCCTATGGAATATCCGAAGGAGTAAAGGCTCTTAGCGGAAGCCTAGATGCAAGTCGGGAGGCTAGTAAAGGACTGTCTAAAAGTATAGAAGCAGCGCAGCATGATGCAACAGAAGTAGCCCAAAAGCAAGCTAATGAGCGTATTAGAGCAAGACGAGAATCAGAGTTTAAAAAAGAACAAGCATTAATTAAAGCGCTTGAATCTTGGAAACATAAAAAACAAATAAGTGATGAAGAAGCAAAACTTAAAATTGATTTTGTTAAAAAACATGGCGCTAAAGAATGGGAAGCAGTATTAAAAATTAAGCTGGATATTGAGAACATGCAACGTAAAGACAATGAAGAATACCAGCACGATTTAAAGGCAGTAAGGCGAGTTCAGTTTTATTGCTTTGCAGCAGCAGCCGTAATAGCGTGGTATTTGACTTGGGGTTATAAAGGATAGATATGGATTGGTTAGCTAAATTAGTACCGACTATTGCCACTTGTTTGGGGGGTCCTTTGGCTGGTCTTGCCGTAACTGCGGTATCTAAAGCACTTGGAATTGACGAAGATAAAGTTCAAAATGTCATTGATAGCGGCAAACTCAATGCCGAACAGATTGCTAGTTTGAAACAAGCTGAGATTGAACTTCAACGCCAAGCACAAGAACTAGGATTAAACTTTGAGCAATTAGCCGTGCAAGATCGTGCATCTGCCCGTGACTTACAAAAAGAAACTAAATCCTTTATACCCCCGTTATTGTCTGTTCTTGTAACCATTGGATTTTTTGGTATTTTGGGTGGTTTGATGTCTGGCAAAATTATGACTTCTGATGCATTAATGTTAATGCTAGGTTCTCTTGGAACTGCATGGACAGGCATCATAGCTTTTTACTTCGGTAGCTCTGCCAGCTCTCAAGCCAAAGACCAAATGATTCACAACTCTACACCTTTAAAATGAGCCTAAGTAACGCATTACAAGCCCTTGATATTGACCCTAAATGGGGGGAGCCTTTGCAGGCTGCTTTTAACAAATATGAAATCAATACACCAAAGCGTCAAGCAGCGTTTATTGGTCAGTGTGCTCATGAGTCTGGTAATTTCAAGACTTTGCAAGAAAACCTAAACTACAGTGCTGAAGGTTTGATGAAGACTTGGCCTTCTAGATTTCCTGATTTGCAAACCGCCAACCAATATGCCCGTAATCCAGCTAAAATTGCAGGTAAAGTATATAACGGGCGCTTAGGAAATACTAACGAAGAAGAAGCTGCTAAATATTTAGGCAGGGGTTTAATCCAGCTAACAGGCAAAGAGAACTATGAGCGATGTGGAAGTGCGATTGGCGTTGACCTTATTAATGAACCTACTCTTCTGGGCGAGCCTAATCATGCTGCTATGTCTGCGGGGTGGTTTTGGAACAAAAAAGGATTAAATGAATTGGCTGATTCTCAAGAATATGGTCAAATAACTAAACGTATTAACGGCGGTCTTATTGGTTTAGATGACAGAATTGTTAAAACTACTAAAGCACTTGCAGCACTAGGATAACCTATGCCATTACAAAAACTAGTCTTTAAGCCCGGTATTAATAAAGAAGGCACAAACTATACCAATGAAGGTGGTTGGTTTGACTGCGACAAAGTACGCTTTCGTTCTGGTAACGCAGAAAAGATTGGTGGTTGGACACGTCTTTCTAATAACACGTTTGTGGGAATTTGTCGTGCTCTTTGGAATTGGGGTACGCTAGCCGGCGCCAACTTATTAGGTGTTGGTACAAGCAAAAAATACTATGTAGAACAAGGTGGTGTGTACAACGACATAACCCCGTTACTATTAAACAGCAGCGGCAACACAACTACTACATTAGGCGCTAGTCCTTTAAGCACAGTAAACGGCTCTGCCACAGTAACAGTAAATGACGGAGTTAGTGGGATTTCTCCTAGCGTTGGAGATTATGTGCTTTTAACCAGCACCGCAGATGTTGGCGGTTTAACTATTTCTGGCGAATATGTAGTAACAAAAGTCAATAGTGCTATACAGTACGAAATAACAGCAAGTACAACAGCGACTTCAACTGCATCGGGGGGTGGAACCGTAACTGTTAAATATGAGTACCCAATAGGCGGCGATACTTACACTACAAGTACCGGATGGGGTGCAGGAAGTTGGTCCCCAACAGACACTGTTGCTTTAGGGGCAAATCCTTTTTCAGTCAGTTATGGTAGTACTACTGTTACCGTAACGCAAACTGCTCACGGCTATTTAAAAAACGCTGGCGCCTTTACTGTGGGAGCGCAATATAAAATTGTTGCCGTTGGGTCTACGGATTTTACTTTAATTGGGGCATCGGCAAACACAGTTGGAACAATATTTACTGCTACTGGGGCGGGTACTGGATCAGGTACAGCTTCTATTGTTTGGGTGGCTTTTTTAGGCGCTATAGACGTAGTAGCATCCCCCACTATTTATGGCTTTAGCACCGGTACTTATGGTTTTAGAACAGGCACTTACGGTATGCTTGGATATAGCACTGCTCCTGCTATACCAGCTACTCTTATAAATGGTAGAGCTTTTGAAATTACCTATGTAAATGCTAACTCTTACACTATAACTATTGTTGCGGCGGCTCCTTCTAGTGCGGTTGGTGGCGGAAATTCTGTTGTTGCTTACCCAGAATTTGGTATCCGTCCTTGGGGTTCTGCGGCTGATGTAGGTGTTGCACAACAACTCCGTATATGGACTAACGATAACTTTGGTCAAGATTTAGTTATTGCCCCTCGTGGTGGCGGTATTTACTATTGGGCGGCAGCAGATGGCGTTACTACTAGAGCCGTTCTTTTAAATACGCTATCTACATCAAAAGGTTACTCAGGGCAGTTTGTACCAAATACAACTAATCAAATTCTTGGTTCAGCTATTCAGCGTTTTGTTATAGCCTTTGGTGCTAACCCATACGACCCTACAAATTCTAGTACTACCTTTGATCCGCTACTAGTTCGTTGGTCCGATCAAGATAA